AAAGCTTATACAGGTGCAACCGAAGGACAAAATGCCAAGCAGTTTGCGGAGTCGGTAGCTCTAGCTGCGGAGTCAGTCGGTGGTACATACGATCCATCTCAAAGAGCAATCGTGGTAGATGAAAGTGCGATCCCTTTTTATGGAGAAAAAACCATTCCACTTTCGGACCCTATGTTTGAGCCTTACTTTGCAACGGCCAAGGGTCGGACTATGACTGGAAGGGGCTTCGATGTACTCCGTACCTCTGACTCGCCCCCTGTACCACAAGAGGAATACAGACCAGATGCACCAGTAAGTTTACCAGAAACTCAGGGTTCTTCTGCAGGTATTGGAAGTTCCTTATCTAGTATGTCTGCTGTGGATCGTCCAGATACAGCAACCTCAATCCTGCAAAGTATAGAATCTCCAATGTTTGTTGAGCCTAGTCTTAATGCTTCCGATGTTGCTTCAGGTGCAGTATCAAGGTTGTCAGACTTTTTTAAACGCAAGCGACTGGAAAACGAGGCGGTGCGTAAGTCAACATACGGTTTTTAAACCTGTACCCTAAATAAATTATATGGCAGTAAGTATAGTACGAGGTCCCGACGGTCGGCAGCACGAAGTGCAGCACCCTGAAGGGATTGCCCCTTCTCAAATTGTAAAGTACGCCCAGCAACAAATAGCATCTGTATCCAATGCAGAGGACTCATTCGTTGTAGATGTAGGTAAGGGCTTGTTCGCAGGTGGATCTCAGGCGGCTGTTAGTTCAGCCGCTGGTGTTACTCAATGGATGGGGCAGTCATTTGGTAGCGATAGCTTATTGCAGGCCGCAGAGGATATGCGGCAGTACAGCCAAGGCATAGCTGAGGACATTGGGTTAGATGAAGACTTCCGTCAGTCATTCTTTGGGCAGGTAGTACAGGGCTTAGGTCAAGTGCCAGTCACTATTGGAGCAGGTGCAGCAGGTCTAGCTGTAGCTGGACCAGCAGGTATGATTGGAGCAGCTGCAATTACCACAGGTGGCCAGATGTCATCGGAATTCCTTACTGATATGGAGCAGACCCTTGGTAAGGGTTACACTCAATTTAACCAAGAGGAGAAAGCTAATGCCCTAACTGGTATGCTTGCGCAGACTGCACTGGGTACTGCACTTGAGACAGCTGCAGTAGGTAAAGCATTGAAGCCATTGCTCCGTAAGCTTGAGACTACAGGTGTATCATCCAAGGTACTCAAGAAGGCAATAGCCAAAGACAAGAGTGCAGCACGTGAGACACTTGAGGCCGCAGGTGCAGAGGGTTTAACTGAAGCAACACAAGGGCAGTCGCAAGATACTCTAGCTTCCCTGCTGTATGATGATGACCGTGAGCTAATCACGATGGATACACTTAAACGCCGTGCAATGGAGTTCGGTGTAGGTGCAGTCGTCGGTGGTACAGTCAGCGGAGGTGCTCAGGTTATCGGGACTCCAGGTAAAACATCGACAACCAAAGAAGATTTAAATAAACCAGTAAGTGAACGTGCAGGACTTGAGGTACCCAGGACCGTTGAAGTTCAATACAAAGAACTTGATGGAGCTGTTCGTATAGTACCTATAGCTGTAAGTAAAGATGAAGACCCTATAGCTGCAGCTGAAGAGGCCCTTCGTGGCCGCTATGACGAGAAGTACGGCATTACGGTAACGGAGTTCGCTGAACCCCAGCCAATGGAGATAGTCCAGCCAGAGTCGGAACCTAGCATTACTACAGAAGAAGTACCAGTGCAGCCTGAGGCTGCTGTAGAGCCAGTCCCTGTAGAGCCAGTCCCTGCAGAGCCTGAGCTTCCCTTAATTGATCCATCAAAAATAAATAGGCCCCCAGTAGTTGAGCAGGATCCAATGCCTACTTTGACTCAAGGGGAATTTGATATGAGGTCACAGGGTCCTACTAAAGTTGAGCCGCAGGTTTTACCTGCTGCACAGCAGGCACCAGTAGAGACACCAGTAAAGACACCAGTAAAGACACCAGTGGCACGTGGCTTTAGCCTTCCCAAGAATTTAAAGAAGGGCAAACCTGGTTATCGACAAACTCAAGGTATAACATTTTCCTCTGACTTAGAGCGTGCAGCATACAGCGCAACAACTTCAACCAGTAGCGAAACAGGTAAGCGCAAGCGCAACAGCTACCGCAAGATATTGCAGGATTCTGGTTACTCTAGTGCAGAGATAAACCAAATGGGCCGTGAAGTTCGGTCGCAGATGCGTGACCAATATGACGGTCCAGGTTCTGAGTTATCTGTTTCCCTAGGTCCAGACGTAGTAGCTGAGGCTTCTGCAACTTATATACCCAAGCGATTTGTAGGAGATCAAGCAGACAAGGCTCCTCCCTTCTTCCAGAGTTTTTCTCCTGAGCAATACGACGAGGGTAGATTTGTAAATCTTGAAACTAAGCAAGACCTTAGCGATCAAACTTTTGAAGGTGGTAGTATCCGTATCGAAGGTGGTCGTCCAATGCTAGAGACTAGCGACAACTCAAGTCAGACTATACTAAACAGCAAGGCATCCGAAGAAGGTCCCCTAGTACGCACTAATCTGTTTAAGCAAAAAGCTGGGTGGAAGTGGACTCAAGCACCTGAAGGTGCTCCGAGCACTATCGTATCTGTCGAACAAGGAACCAAGCATTATTACACTTTAGACTTCAGCAGTTCAAAGCCTTTGACTCTAAAGACATACCCAGATAAGAAGAGCGAACCTAGAGGTCGTCCTACAACCAGAGGCAAGGTCAAGATGGGCAATCCAGTTGGAGAAATTAGTATACGTGGAAAGAAGCATACAGTCTACGATCAAGTCACCGTAGGCGAAGACGTAGTAGCTGAGGCGGCACCTTCAATGACAGTAGCGGGAAGTGTTAAGTTAACGCAAAAGGAAATACAATTCTTTGATAGTTTATTAGGTAATAAAGCTAACCGTGAAGAACTTCTTGAGGAAGTTCCATCCTTGCGAGTAGTTAACGGAAGTCTTTCGGTAGATCCTTCCGATGTTAATAATCTCAATAACTTCGTGAGCGATGTAGCTATCAGCGATGGTCTAAGTACTGTCCCTCCACGACTTAAAACTTCTAAATTTTACCAACCATTTTTCACACCAGAAAGTCAAGACGTAGTAGCTGAGTCGGGCACTGAACTTACGGAACAAGACATTAAAGATGGCAAAGAAGGCGAGCAAGGGGTAGTCGTCGATACTCCCGTTACTGGTGATATTGTTGCGGATGCTGCTCAGTTAAAGCCAAGTAGACCAGTGAGCGTGCCAAACGCTCCAGTAATCTCCAGGTCTTTACTGCGTGGTAAGAGTGGATTCATATACTTCTCGGATCGAACACGGGTAGGGACATACGCTGGACTGGACCCTGATAGCGGAATCAGTATTCCGCTTCAAGGCGGAATGGGCTATGCATTTATTCCTCAAAACGTACAGGCAAAAGCTGGCTGGGCGTTTACTTCAGATAACATCTTTACTCGTTTTCGTGATAAGGTAAATTCAACTGACGGCATCGGGTATGTCGCCTTGTATACTAAAGAAAACTTACGGGCTAACGGTACGTTTTTGTTGGCTTACATAGCAGAGGTTAAGTATTCACTCGATTCTGGAAAACTAAAAAAGTCTGACTTTCAAAGTGAAATCAACGGACTCCGTGAGAGGTTCCTAGCTAAGAAAGTAAAAGATAAAGACTTCATCTCGAGAGACGTAGATTGGTATTCTCTTTGGAATAAAAAGTGGAAAACCCCAGAGGACCTTCAAGCTGCACTGGATGCAGCAGGGTTTGAGACTAGGGCAGCTGCATTTTCAGCGAAGAAAGCCACAACTAAAAACGCAAAGCCAGGAGATTTATCTGGAGGTCAGCTAGCGTCTAAGCGTTCCGTCAAGAAAGGAATGCCCGACGTAATTAAGATGATTGATCTTTTTGTTGAACCTGACTTAGCCGACAGGAAGCGTGGTGAAATCATAGGTGCTGTTCAGTTTGAAAAGGATCAGGACTCTGCTGTGGTTGCTAGTGATATTGGCTCGGACGAGCACTTAAGTTATCCGCTAGTAATTAAAGGCCGTGGAATAGGAGTTTTTGATAGCACTGTAAACGTACTAGATGTAATTAAAACCCAGAAAGAAAAGAACCAAGCACTGCGTAGTGCAGAGACTAGCTTTCCTACATCTAGTGAAGTGGGTGACGCTGAAGTAACAGCTCAGGCGGCACAGCCTGAAGTAGAGGACCGTGGTCCTCAGGATAAATTTGATAACGGAGGCCAGGTAATGGACTTCGTAGAGAGTACCTTCGATGCAATAGCTGATAAGATCGGCATAGATATTCGTCCAGCAATGAACGTCGGTTACACTGCACGTTACAATGCTACACAGCAAGTCATCGAGTATAACCCGATGGCATTGCTTAATCGCAGCAAGAGCGGAGTCAAGGCAGCTATGCGTGAAGAGATCATTCACGCTGCTATGCATCGGGTCCTAATGCAGAAGGCCACCAAAGGCGGCAAGAAGGTAGACTCTGGCAAGGTATGGGTAAACTTCTTTGATGCATTTGCTAAGACCCTTACAGCTCAAGAGCGTGTAGACATCGGCGATGTATACCAGTCTCTCACTTCATATAGCGCACTAGGTGCAGAGTACAGCCGTGCAGTAATACAGAACTTATTATACGGAGAGTTCTCCGAGCAGTACGTTATGCAAAGCAAAGGCGGTCCAGCTTGGAATCGCATCGTTGATTTGCTACGTTCAGTACAGGCTTATATGGCTAAGGTCCTTGGACCTATGCGTAAGACTGACCCAGAGGCTGCACAAGTTATAGTTGATTCAGTAGAGCTGCTGAAGGCAGCTGACCCTGAGGCACGTCCTAAGAACCAACAGATAGTAGCCGAGGCCTACGATACAGTAGATAACAACACAGCCAAAGAGAATACCGAAGCTGGAGAAAGCGTAGACAAGAAAGCATCGGAGCGCATCCGTGAAGAACGCAAATGGTGGAGTGAAAGTTCATTCCGAAAGACGGCATCGAAGTACTTTACCCCTATTATTACTCGATTGAATCGTATCAACCCTATGTTCGGTCGACTACTGCAGAACTTGGATACTGCAATCCGTGAGCGTTCATTCGGATACAGAAAGCAGACAGAAGCATTCTTCAATAAGCTTGATTCGGTCAAGGGTGCAGAGTTCCAAGAACTCAAACAGCTATTGTTCTTCAGCCCTACTCCAGATGAGGCAATCCTGCCAAGTAACAAAGCTAAGATTCAGCGCAGGGATGCGCTACTGCACAAGCACGGGTTACTGAATATGTACCGACTTGACGTGCAGCCAATCTTGGAGGAGATATACACGGAGTATACCGAGCTTGGTATGCCTCGTATTGGTTACCTTGAGGATTACTTTCCTCGTGTGATCAAAGATCTTGAGGGCCTAATTAAATCCTACGGTCATAAGACTAAGCGTACCTTCGAGATGCTAGTCCGAGAAGAGAACCTGAAACGCACAGAAAATAAAGATGCAGACGGCAATGCTGATCCGCTCCCAGAGATGGGCGATACCGAACGTGCAAGGTTCTTCCAGGACTTCCTGCAGAATAAGTTCCGTGTAGATATCAATGGCGTAAAACTTCCAGGGAATGTTAAGGTACGTGAACTACAAGAGATCCCATTAGACAAGCTGAAGTTCTACGACAACCCAGGGGTTGCCTTTGGTAAGTACACTAGCAACATGTCTCGTGCTATTGAAAGCTTCAAGGTTGTAGGTGATACCCGCAAGGGTAGGTTGCAGGGTACCTTAGGGACCCTCACCGAGAAACTATTTAGCGAGGGTCAAATCGATCAGGCTGATGCAGATGAGGTCAAGACATTGACCGAACTAATTACCGCTGAGTTCGCCGTTGAAAATGAAATACTGAAGAGTATGGGTACGCTTACCTATATGGCTACGCTTATCAATCCTGGCCCTGTACTTGTACAGATTATGGATTTGTATAAGGTTGCACTATACCGTGGCTTAGGTGGAGTAGTTTCAGGTACATACCGTACCGTCACGGGCAACCGTAGGTTTGATATTGAGAAAGACTTTAGCATAGCTAAGACTCAGCTGTCTGCTGAGTTTGAAGATCCTAGTGTATTACAGAAGGCGTTGGACTTCGGCCTTAGCCGACTGGTCCCGTTCCGTCAGATGGATACAGCTATGAAGCACGCTAGTATCGAGGCGGCATACGATGACTTCGTGAAGAAAGCTAAGGCACCAGTAGGTTCCAAGAAGTACGAGCAACTTCTGAGTGAACTGACAATTACAATGGGCCGAGAGGATGCATTAAAGACCATCTCTGATTTAAAACTAGACAAGTCTATGGACAGTGCACTGGTAAAAGAGGCACTGCTATCTGAGCTGTTGCAACGTCAGCCGCTGACTTACCTGCAGGTACCCGAGGGCTACCAGACTGATCCGAGCAAGCGTCTGTTCTACAAGCTTAGTACCTTTATGCTACTGGACTTGAACTACAACAGGCAGGAGTTTATGAATGACCTCGTCGGGCCAGGCAAGACACTGCAGCAACGTACCGTTGCGCTACGTAGGCTCGCATATATGGCTACCCTGCTGACGATGTTCGGCCTTCCATCTGATATGCTGGACGACTGGATTTCAGGAAAGGATACCTACATCCCCGAGCACGTAATGAATAATATGCTAGGTATGTTTGGACTATCTAAGTATACAACTACCCGTGCACTAGAAAAGGGAACGGTCGAGAGCGTCATCCAACGCTTCACTCCTCCTGCGATTAACATTATGATCAAGGGTGAGTCTTCACTCAGGTCCTGGGTCAAGGGAGACACCGAGCTATTCGAGATGAAGGCTTGGCAGAATGCTCCACTGTCAGACGTTTGGTACTATCGGACAGGTGCAGGTAAAGAATCCCAAAGGAAGTACAGGAAGCAGCAGAGGAAAGAAGGAATTACTCCTACGATACCAAGGTCCTAAAACAAGTTTGGCCTCTCCCGATTAAAGGAGAGGCCAATTTGTAGGAGACTTAAACTATGAAAAAAAGTCCCCTTGTGCGAGTAAGCACACACGTAACATAACACAAACCTCAGAATTACTAACTAAGGTAACTATAACTATGTGATTGTAGCACAGGATTGCAAGGGATATCAGGTTTTACTTACGATATGTATCTCATTTGTGGGTATATCGTAGAAGTATTCACCCTTTGCGATCATACGGTTGGGTACCTCTATTAGTTTGTCGTCGGTAAGTTGCTCACCGAGTATGCGTATAGCGTGGCTGTACTCTTTGTTCCATATGTAGAAACGTACAGGCATCTCCAGCTTAGCGAACTTCTTCTTTCGTTGCGGAAGGTGCACGCTAGGCCAAGGGAACCTTGGACCTTTCCATACGAGCTTGCACTCGCACTCTATGTAGCACAGGTCTTCGATGATTAGATCAGCGCAGTACTTGTCGGGATTGTTTATAGCCGTGTATCCCTTGCGGGATAGGTATTGCTTGGTGGCTTCCCTGGCTGGGCCGTCCGTCAAGTCAAACATATCTAGGTCGAATTTTTTGTGCTTCATAGTTTACTTGTTTGGTTTGGTTAATGATTCAGGTGTGCCTTTCTTTACACCTGTGCTGTCCTCATAGTAATCAAAGTCACCATTGGCATCACGCTCCCACCTCTGCCAGAAGCCATTACTGCCTTCGTGGTAAGTTGGCCGCCCCTTGACATCTCGCTCGTACCTCCCCCAGTAACCATCACAGTCCTCGAAGTAGGTCACTTTGCCATTGGCATCAAACTCCCACTTCCCCCAGTTGCCATTGCTGTCCTCGTAGTAAGTCTCATTGCCATTGGCATCAAACTCCCACTTCACCCAGTTGTCATCGCTGTCCTCGCAGTAAGTCACTTTGCCATTGGCGTCTTCAATTATAATAGGGAAGCCGAATGCAATCCCTAGTTCTGTTAGTGTTTTGCTTAGTGGTTTCATAGATGTGTTATTGCTTATGTTTGATGATAAAATCTCGGTAGGCTCGTAGGGCTCGTTTAAATTCTGTAGTTGGCGGTGTTGGTGCGGCTTTCAATATATCAGCAAATAGAATTGTCTCCTCCCTGTCTATGGTGATGTAGGCTTTAGGTGTTTCGCTTAGTTTTTTCATCTTGTTTCGTTTTAGGTGATGCCCGTTGCCGCTTTGGTCAGTCATAAAGACTTCGCCGTTCTCGGTGTGGCACTGTGCTGATGTGTTGTGGTTCTTCATAAGCTCAGTCATCTGCTTGCCGTCAAGCCATACAGCCGCAGGTTCCTGCAGGTCGCAGATTTCTTTCCAGCGTTCGGGAGTGTATTGCTGGCAGTCAGTAATGGCCGTCTTGTGTATTGCTTTAAGTTCATTCAGCTCTCGCTCAAGCTTTCTGGCAAGCATAGCAAGTTCTGCCACGTTGTGTCGAACCTCATCTGTTCTCGGTGTATCCACCTCGAATGAGGGCAGTGGTTTTAATGTGTTTTTCATAGTCTTTATTGGTGTGTTCTCAGATGTAATTAAATGAGGACACTTTGTTGGTTATATTATCCCTTATCGTTGTAGTCTAGCTACGGCTGTATGGAATAATCGAAGCAGTGCTTAGTGTTCTCAGTTGTTGATAAGTGATGACGTTTTGTTACTGTGAGTTTATATTGTCACAATTCATTAGGTCAACTTGTGACAGCAACTCATTGTATTTTTCTTCTAGTTCATCCAGTGCTTCTTCAAGCATTGAATCTAGGTTATCGTACGGCTCGGCGGTGCATCGTGCCTGCCAGTATTCCAGCTTAATCTTCTTGGATAACTTCATCGATTGGTATGCCTGCGTCTAGGCAGGCTTCATTGAGGCTCCTGTGATATACAATGCAGTCCTTAGCGTTGGAACTTATACGCTCGTGCACTCGGTCCAGTCCCTTGGAGACACTGGTACGGTGCCTGTTAACGCAGCGTGCAATCTCTTCGTGAGTGTACCCCTGTAGGTGCATCATATACGATGCTGCATCCCTGGCGTAGGATGCTCGTTGAGTGCGGGATTTACCCCGAATGACATTAGATGTAGTGCAGAATTTTTCTGCGGCGATTTCGATTAGTGTTATTTTATTTAGCATTACTTTATTATTCCTACGCAGTGATATAGTTTGAAGATTCCACGAACGTCACGTTCGCCTTCTCGATTTTTAGCAACTGAGTATTGCAACTCAGTGTATGGTCCGACTGAATCGAACTTCTTAGCGGACTCAACATCCCCTCCTTCTGGCCACATAAGTACGACTGCGTCTGCGTCATTCTCAATGTCACCAGAATCCTTAAGATCATAAAGAGACAGGCCGCTTTCACGCTTGGCACCCTCTCGGTTGACCTGCGCTAGTAGTAGTATACCGATGCCTAGCTCTACTGCTATCTGTTTAATCTTGTGAGAGATGTTTGAGATACCCTCGGTCTTACCTACGCTCTTGCCAAATGGGATTAACTGCAGGTAATCAATAACCACTAGCTTTACTCCGTGCGTACGAACCAGCAGTCTGATCTGACTTCTCAAATCATCTGCACCCTTGACGCTATGCACAGTATAGATTGGCAGTCCATCAAGCAACTCGGTTGCTGCGTGCACGGACTTAAGCTTTGCAGGTGTAGCTACGTTCTCTTCGACTTGACGAAGGTTGACCCCACTTAGGGTCTGCAGCATACGTCTAGCAATCTGCTTCTGAGGCATCTCAAAAGAAAAGATAGCAGAAGGTACCGAATCAATCTTGCTTGCACGCAGTGCAATGTTAATAGCCACGGCGGACTTACCACAAGAGGTAGGTGCAGCGACAATGCAGACTTCACCTGCACCGATGCCGCCCATACCGAGCTTCTCATCTAGGTGCTTGATGTGAGTCTTGACTACGTCCTTGACGTATGTGCCCTCTTGCATCTGCTTGAACTCTTCCTTGAGCAGTTCAACCGAGTTGGATATCTTTTCTACCCCTGACTCGCTTCCGTTGACTAGACTCAGCTCGCTGTCTATCTGGCCTTGAATCTCAGAGGAGTCCAGTTGCTCAGAAGCGGCACGTTCAGCGGCCATCTTATAGGCACGGTGCATCTTACGTAGGTTGCTCTTCTCCTTTACGATGCTTGCGTAGTTGCGGACTGATGCAGTCGTCTCAGCCCCGTCAGCCAGTGCCATTACACCTACTACACCTCCGACTTCGTCGATGCAGTTGTTGACCTTGAGGCGTTCAACTAAATTGATTTCATCAATTGGTTCTCCCGATCCTGCTAGGTCTGCGATAGCTTGGTATGCTAGTTGGTGCCGCAATGCATAGAAGTCATCGGCCTGTACTAGGCTAGAGATACTGTCGTATGCGTCTGAGTTATCCCCCAGTAAACAGCAGGCAATCAAGGCCTGCTCTGCTGATAAATTATTTGGTAGTTCTGTGTCTGCTTCTATTAAGTTCGTCATAGTTTTTCATAGTTTAAAAATCCTAAAGCCAACTGGAGGGTAGGACTCCAGCTGACGGTTAGGGTGTAGTTATGGTTGGCGTTCTCGAGATTGTCTCTCGAGCATACCTAAGGCAACCAGTGAGTAGCCAATTAGATCCCTGAAGATATCAGCTTTCTGGTCACCCTTGGTGCTTACGGATAGTTTGCCGTCCCTGCAGTAGGCCTTCGCCCTCTGGAACTTGTCAGCCATCCGTACGCATAGACCAGTGAGGGGTTCTACACCGAACTCCGAGCTTTCATCGAAGTTCGCAAAGGGGTTGACGTTATCTTGTCCACCCGTGTAGTCACTGTTCTTTTTAGCAGTGAAGCTGAGTATTTCATCAACTTCTTTACGGCGGAATTCCTCCCACCATTTTTTATCGAACTCCATATATTAGAAGTCGATAGGGTCATCATTAGTAGGTGCAACTCCAGATGATACTACTGGTGCCGCCTCCTTGGGGTCGAATGATACCGACAGAAATGGCAGTCCATTCTTGCTGGTCTTCTTCCACGCCTTGAACCAGTACTCCTTGCCTTCAATTTCGCAAGAGCCATTCAAGTCAGGGTGAGTCTCCTTCTCCTTACGGTTGTTAGGGAAGAGGGCACCGCTGTTGTTGTTGTCGTATTGCTTATCCATTATATTAACCCATCCAGGGTTTGTGTTTTCTTTTTGTAGGAAGGTTCGCCCTTCCCGTGAGTGTTTGTTGCATCGGGATCTTTGGTATCGTCGATGCAAAGAAGTCCGTTAAGAGCGTACTTGCGTGCATAGGATGAAGCCGAGCCAGTGATCTGTGCTTGATCCATTCCCTTCTTTGTAACTGCGTGCTCGGCAAAGCCATCAGCAGTAAATGGTGTGCCACCATCGTGATGCAGTACAGCTGTAGCCTTAACGAAGATGCGTCCTTCAAGTGCCACCAGTGCATCAGTCAATATGAGTGACGCTCCGTGCTTCTTTAGTAGTGGCTTAACCGCAGTGAGGATGTCCTCGGCTGATCGGTATGAGTAGTTGCCAAAGTTATTCCTTTGACCCTTAGGAGCTTTCAGCTCTGACTGTATTTCTTGTAGTATGTTCATATGTTTTATTGGTTATGTGCTATTAGTTAAGTGCACTGCTTAAGAAGTGCAGTGCGAAAGCATACTGTGCGATCCTTTGAGTTCTTGCAACAATTAATCTCATCTTGTTCGCATTTTAATTGTATTAAAGTGTCTATCTGCTCGGCTTTTGATAGCCTGTCAAAGCGGTTGCACTTCTGCCGAAGCCCTACTGGGTGCAGTATGTCGGTCCGAGCTTCCTCAAGGTATGTAGCCAAGGCACGTAGTGCCTCTGATAAAGTAAGGTCTGAATTGTTTTGCCCGAATCTTTTCCAAGAGTTTTCAATCTTGCCAGCCCAGGCATTGCTCTGCCTGTGAAGCACGCCTCTGATCAGTCCAGTATCGTGGCAGTGATCTACTACTGAATCATTCAAACTGCACTTGAAGATCGGGCACACCTTCGGCTTGTTGTCCTGCCTCCACTGCTTGAGTTTGCTGCTTGGTAGGTATTTCATATTTACTTTTCTATGATCTTAACTGTTAAATTTAATATGTCTTCCATCTTTACAATAGATAGCAGGTCATTCCTCCCGCTTCTTTGGTATCCCTTGTATAAAGCTTCAGACCCTCGGCTAACCCTGTCGTCAAGGTTGCACTTACTGATTGCCATTTCGTAAAGTGATTGCCTCCGAACTAAAACAAAATCTTTCATTCTCTCAAAGGCAATTAAATCTACATCGGATGTTAGCCATCCTTTTTTCCCTGCGGTATTGTTAAATTCAAGCCAGACTAATTCGTCTTGCTCAGAGTTGTCCCCTCTGTTGACCCTCTTTCGAGCCTTAACGTCTATCGTACCTCGATCAGTGACATAATCAAAGTGCTTGTATTGCTCTTCGAGGGTTGCCCGCCTGTATTTTATACCACGTCTGTCTAGTATATCCTTAAAGGAAGTCTCTACTTTTTGACCTCTGCTCCAACTAGGGCTGTCTATAAAGTCAAGCGTCTTCATACTCGGTAGGTATTTCATTTACGCTTAGGATTTGTACTTGTGCTTTGTGCTTTGTCCGAGTCCAGCCCTGCTTGTCTGGCTTTTTCGGTGAGAAGTATTTGAGTGCCTGCTCCTTGGTATGTGCATGCTTGATGCACTTACCTATGTAACCTTCTGGCATACTAGCATTCTTATACCTTATTTCAAAGATCATAGGTCGGTATAGATCAGGGTAAACTTACCGTAACCCAGTAATGATACGACGTTGAACTCGACCCACTCGACAGCCTCGTCGTAGGTCATCTCATCCCGTGTAACGAACACGTCCACTAGGAGTTCATAACTGTAACAGAGTTCTCCCGATTCGGTTATACCTATAACGGCTGAGTCACAGCCGTCGAGTTGTATGGCATCATTCCGAAGGTAGTGCCCCTTCTCCGTCCAGTCTATAGGGTAGAGGTCTTTCATTTCTGCATCCTCTTATTCCAATAAAGTTTAGCCATGAGCTTGGCGTTAGCAATCCCCTTCTTTACGTCGTCTGTACTCCACACGTGATGCCAGTGCTTCTTGGTGTCGCAGTCAATGACTACTGACCTGCATTCTGGGGTGTATTCCAACTTGTATTCCTTTTGTATAATGAAAGCTTCGATAGCTAACTGCTCGCAGTCCTTGTCGTATACCTTAGCTTTACCCTTGGTATTGGTGCGGCACTTGTAGTCCGCCAGAAAAAGCTTACCGTCGTAGTCATACCCAATGAAGTCTACGCTTCCTGCTATCTTGATCAGTCGGTCGGCGACGATGCACTCAGTAGCCAGTGGCTTTACCTGCGCCTCTTCGATCCACTCAAGGAAGGGCAGTGCCCATTCATTGTAAGGGCACTCGCCCAGTTCATGGCCGTGAATCTTAGCCTGTATCAAGTCTTCGATACGCTTATGCACGGCTGTGCCAAATTCAGATGATGGTATCAGTGATCCATCGGTCGGGTGCTTTCGCACCCCATAGCATAGGCGTTCAACCTCTCGCCAATGCACGTGAGGGTTGCTCCTGCCTAGTTCAACCATCTTGGATGGTTTGTATATGCTATCTAGGAATTCATCTTTGCAGATGCCCAGTACAGTAGTAACGCTCGGATAAATAGCACGGACTTTTCGAGCCTGTGCTACGGTGGTGATATCTTCCCGAAGGAAAGCATCTAGTGTATCAGTGCAGTCATAGAAGTGAGCCATCCTAATATTGAATGACTCACTCTATGCACTGTCAACCCTTATAGTTCCTGTTCATCCATATCCATCAAGAAGTTGATGGCATCAACAAGGGAGCTAGTGTTTATCGTGTGCGAGATTCTATTCTCCCACGAGTACAGCTCGATGCTAGTAGTCTTTCCATCTACATCAGTATTGTACTGTATGTCAATTTGCTTATCTTCGATGAAGTTAAGGATGTCATCGGGTGTCCGACTCGGCAGTGCCCTAGGATGCACGAAGTACTGATCGCCTTCGTCAAGGTCAACGACTAGGCAGTCGTCAAACCTGTTGAGTTCATTGAGGCGTTGAACGTAAGTGTCCTGCCCTAGTTTGTTTGCTACCCCTTGAGGGTAAGTGTATAGCTTTATTGTTTCCATGATTTAGTTTAGTTTAGTTCAGTTACGATTATGGTAATTAGTAGCAGTATGCTACCACCTAGCAAACAGCCAAGCAGTATGCAGGCTGAGTTAAAGACTCGGTCGCCCCCTTGGATGAGGTCGTCGAGGTTTGTGTGTCTGTCTCTTTTGTTTTTCATTATGCCAGTATGTCTCCATTGTTTGCGAGGTAACCTGCGTCGACAAGATCCATCGCTGTTCGGTGATAGTACCCTTGTAGGTGCGAGAGGGCACCAGTGCGGATAAGTTCTGAAAATAGGCGGAGCGTACCTTGAGAGTCCAGCTCGCCCATCTCGAAGTTCATAAGTAGGTCTGATATTTCTGAGTTCATAATTTCCTTGACAGTGTTATTTTGGTTTATATAATTAAGAATATATTCCTTAAGGAGTTTGCCCCGAAGGGGCATTGACCCTAAAGAGTTATATTCCTTAAGGAGTTACAAGCTTATATTTTCTTTACCCTTCCTTTAAGGTCTATTCGGTGAGTGAACCAGCCTGTATGTCGGGCTGACTTGATGGCGGCTCGCTCGGTATCGTGACCAATCCCCTCTTCTGAAAGGATTTCTCTTTCGTTGTCACTGATGTGCCAGCATCCAGTGCTGGCTTTGTGTATGTATGCTACTCTTTTCATATGTGTATGTGTTTATGTGTTTATGTGTTTATTCGTAGTGCCCTTGGGCACAGGTGTAGCACAGTCCGCCGACAAACATATCGTCGCTGTCGCAGAACTGGCAGGTCTCTGATTGATTTCGAGCTTCCTGCTCGGAGTTAATTACTTCGTCTATTTCATAGGTTGCGATTTCTTCGGTCATAGTTTAATGCTCCTGTGTGCCACTGTGCGGCGTTGTTATAGTTTACCAAGGGTAGGTGTACCCTTATACCCAGAAAGCCCCTCAGCGGTAAGCTGAGAGGCTGTGAGTTACTTAATCTTCTCTTGTACGTCTCGGGCTGACTCCTGCCAAGATTCCCAGCTGATCAGTCCATTCGTCCAGTTGTCTGGCTTTGACTCAATCGCCAGTATTTGCTCGCAGTATTTGTCCAGTGCAGACATTACTAGCACTTGGTTGAGAGGAGATCCGAACTCCATTGCGTTGGTTACTTTCTCTAGGTTTGTTTTGTTCATAATATGTTTTGTGTGGTTGTGTGGTTTGTGGTTGATTAGCCGTTTACTACTAATCGGCAAATATACCCGACGCCTTTAGTGACAACTTGAGTGTGGTATCCGAGTGATGGATTGTGCCATTTAGTAGCTGTTTGCGTAGCGTTTTCAAATGTTGTGATTCCGCCTACTGTTGTGTCTTGAGTTTTCATAATAAGGTCGCCCTGACGGGCTATGTGTGATTGATTTGTGTGATTGTAAGCAGTGTGCTTATACCCCAAAAGCCCCCAAGCTAAAAGCTTGGAGGCTGTATGTTGTGCGCTGTCTAGGTGTCCCATTTATCAGAGAATGCGTCCCAAGCATCGTCAAAATCCTTTAGGATTTCCTGTGGTATCTCTCTGCACCACGCCGAATCTGCAATGGTGCAGTACTCTTCGTTGCCAAGGATTGCGTATGCATTGATGTACCACCCGTCTCTCTCGAAGGTCAGTGTGCCATCGTCGCAGGAGCAGACCCAGTCTGCGGCTAATTTTGCACGTTTCGACTTCTCGTCAAATGGTAGCTCAAGCGCATCGCCGTTTCCGTCTACAGCTGAAGTCAAGTTGAAGCCAGCTTTGTCTTGGAAGCTGATGAATGAGCGAATTACTTTATTGTAGTCTATCATAATATGTATTGGTTTTGTGTTAATTGTAAGCAGGATGCTTATACCCAGAAAGCCCGCTAGCGGTAAAGCTAGCAGGCTGTGGTGTTATATGTGTTATGTTAGTGTCGGTCTACGTTCGCCATCTGGCGGCTGTCTGTGCTGGGAGAATCCTTAGCTCTTCGTCATTGCGGTACAGCTCCGAGTTGTGTGTCCGCATCGGTCGGCGGTGGCTTGCGCTGATATTGGAAAAGAACGGGTGCTACATTTCCCAGACTGTGCATAACTCGTGCATTGTCAATAGCTAATTCAATAAGATTTAATTTATTTTCATTTTATTTCAATTACACCCTGCAGGTGCCTCTCATATATACGTCTAATCCTATGATTTTTATGAAAGCCAAATGATTCCAATCAGCTATAAAAGCCGCAGACAGCGGCGCAATTGATAAATTCCATAAGTCGTTGATGGGATTCTGTAAGTCCTTGATAACTCTTTCGTAAGTCGTTGATAGAGTTTTGTAAGTCGTTGATAATGCTCCAAAAACGCAAAAATCAAATCGACAGCAGGGCATCTATGCACGTCTGTACGGCTTCCGATTTTCTATTGGTACATAGACCCTCGGAAGCTCCAAAAAGGCGTTCTCGTCGAAATCGACTTTTTTCGGGATTTTGACATCAGCCAGAAAATTCACCTGCCCCAAATCCCCTCCATTTAAGTAAGGCTTATAATGCAAAGCCGCAGACAGCGGCTCTTATCATTTGGCTGAATCCCCTTTACTATTACGAACACTCCTTAAGGAGTACAATGCAGACCAGAAGTAGAAGAGCTGATATTGGAAGGGGATAGGAGAGGAGAGTAGATTGACTTATGCTGTGGATGCTTTCACTCATCGAAGAAGAAAAACTTATCTCACGTACGAGTGCCCGTCTCCATAAGGGTTGCTAATGCGAGTCCGATCTGGGTCTTCCTATAAGGGTTGCTAATGCGGAGCTAGCCGATAAGGAGTGCTAATGTCCGAGCGGCTATAAGCTGGGCTAATGCTGGGTTCGGCAGTGCCCGAGCCAGTGCCTGAGTGGGTGAAGGTAGCTTGCGGAGGCGATGTAGATGGGGGGTGGGGGTAGCTTGCGTCAGTCGAGTCTGAACTGTGTATTCATAAAGCACCCTCTAAAAAAATACCTAACTCATAGGCCAGGGTACCTGGCCCCTATCAAGTTCCTGTACTCTTTAAGGAGTCCTATTCCGTTCCTGTACTCTTTAAGGAGTGTTGTTATGATTCCTTTTTCCTTTGGCTACCTTAATTCCCTTGCCCCTACGGGGACGGGAAGCTCTTTAAGGCTTGGACTCCTTAAGGAGTATAAATAGATTATACAGTACTTTTTACTTGACTGTCAAGCTAAACTTACAAATAATGTAAAAATGCTAGAGGAAAATTCACCTGAAGATAAGGCATCCTTGATGAAAGAAATCCAAGGAGCTATCTGGGAAGTTGCTGAAAAGAAGGAGGTCGAAAAGGTACGTAGCCTGTCCAGGCATAACCCTGACAAGGTTGCTTCTATTTTGTACCTTTATAGTACTGGCAGTAGCCAGACCCGCATTGTTAAGAAGTACGGCATAGATCGGGAGACAGTCATCAGCGTCCTGTCGGACTACACGGATCACCTAGGCAAGTTCAAGGAGTTAAGCGGCAAGATTGCCGCTAAGAATTACCTGAACCTATCTAGCTTAGAGGAGGACCTCATTAACTCTGTAAGGCAGGACCTGGAGTCAGGAGAGCTAAAGCCTACGGTCAGGGACCTAAAGGAGATTTCAATTTCGGTATCTAATGCAGCCCGCCAGGCATTTACTTCCCGTGGCGAGGCCACGCAGATAACCGAGGACCGCCAGGTTATTACTCAGGAGGACTACGAAGAAACTATCAAGGCGGCCCGAGAAAGAATCGAGAAACTTAAACAAGCCGAACAGGTGGACTTAGTCCAGGAGGATTGATATGATAGGGAACCAAATAACTAGACTGACATTAGAGGAGAACTCAGAGACAAAGACCTTTGAGTTCAGTTGCAGTCTTTCTACTACGGAGCTTGTGCAGGAGATGTACCTTCTTTGCTTGGCTGGTGGTCACGACAAGGACAATGTGGCTGGAGCTATGTTTGAACTAGGGAGTCAACTAACAGAGGATTACGACAATGGGGTAAATGAGGCAGAATGTACCACTCAGGGTAGAATGTACCACTCAGGGTGGGACAAGTACGGAGATATAATACATATTTCTGGTGATTGGGTAACTGCTCGCCTAGATGGGGACAAGGGTTCTGGATGCTGGGCAGTGGACGCACCATATATTATGATACTAGATACAGGAGACTGCAACAATGGGTAAAGGATGCGCACCCCGAAAGGGACACAATGCTGAGAAACAGCGTAAGAACTACGACGAGATTGACTGGAGCAAGAAGCCAGCTAAGCCTAGTAAACCTAGTAAGTCCAAGTAATGCTAATAGAATCCCTGCAGGCTAGTATTTTCTTTATTCTTATATTTGCGAGCATCTATATGTTTGTTGATTTATATATGTAATGCCGATTACTTTTACAGAGCACCCTATAGTGCGGCCTCCTACAGACGAGGAGATAGTCCTGCTTGGTGAGCAGGACCCTAAGTTGTTAGCTGCACTGCACGAAGCTCACGAAGGTAGAATACAAGCAGCATACGAGGACCCTATACGCTACGGCTTTGACCTAGCGGGCTGGGACCGCATACGTACGGGATTACGTACAAACAATGAAGTCCTGGCACTAGGAGGCAATCGAAGCGGCAAGACTACTGGCTGCGCCAAGATGCTAATGGAAGCCGTCACGGAAAGTATGGACGGGCATATCGTATGCTTCTCTCAGAACGCAGATACGTCCATCAAGGTGCAGCAGGCTGCAATCTGGGAGATGATGCCAAAGGAGTTCAAACGCAAGACCAAGAGCGTAGACGGATACATTAACTACTCTATGCAGAACGGGTTCACTGCATCGTCGTTTATCTTTCCCGATACTAGGACACGTGTAGACTTCAAGACCTATACGCAGTACAGCAATAACCAGACTATCCTGGAAGGTTTCGAGTTCGGGTTTAAACAGCCTAAGGGCTTAAACATCGGTGCCTGGCTCGACGAGTACCTCGGCGACGCAGCCCTAGTAAATACATTGCGGTTCCGCCTAGCTACACGGGACTCCAAGATGCTAATTGGGTTTACACCGATTGACGGCTATACACCTTTTATATCGGACTACCTAAAGAATGCAGAAACCCTCAGGACTAAGCCTGCGGCTTTACTAGACAATAAGGCAGTACCAATCGAGCAGTACAGCCCTAGCCGTGATGCATCTGTAATATACCTGCACTCAGATGAGAACCCTTTCGGTGGTTATGAGCGAATCGCTAAGGACCTAGC